CCCAAAAGGTCCTATGGTGTAGACGACACAGGCGGGTGGCGTCTACCAGCCTCCATCATGGTTCTCGATTTCCCAGGTGGAGGTACTCCCCCGGTGCCTTTTTGGTACCAGCCACTTACGTGGTACCGCTCGTGCGGTGAAAGCTGTACTTGAGCGATCATGAATGTGGAACAGGGGCTCCCTTCGGGGAGCCCCTTCTTTTTATGCCGCCAAGGTGGAAGGGCCAGTGGATTTTTATTGACCCGCCCCATCTAGTAGAAGTGATTAGGAAAACAACATGCATCATTTCGTTCGACCCGCTGAGACGTACAAGCGAGATGTCAATCTCCAAGCCACCTACGTCCAAGATGCGGCCAAGTACATCTCCACGATGCGCAACATCAGCTTGGAGAATGCCACCCAGTTCGTCAGCCAGTTGGTTGGCCCCGGTGGTAAACACCAATTCCGCGACCCAGCGACCCTCGTCCTGGTCCGCGACCCCAAGACCGGCGACCGTGAACAGCGCACCATGCGCTTCTCGGAATTCCTGGGTTCGGTCTATGAACAGCGTCAGATGCTCTCCCCGTCCATGACGGCGTATGTGCATCCGGACGACAAGAAGTCTTTGCTGGCCGTGTACATTGACAAGAACCTGGCACGCCGTAAGGCCGCCAAGGCGGAAATGTTCGCAGCCAAGATGGCCGGTGATGAGGCAGCAGCCAACATCGGCAATTCCAAGCAGACGACCTTCAAGATCAAGAACAACTCGCTCTCCGGTGCCCATAGCTCGCCGTACACGATCCTTTGGAACAAGTCCAGTCACTCCACGCTGACTTCGACCTGCCGTGTGGCGACCTCGTACGGCAACACCAACAACGAGAAGTTCCTCTACGGCAACCGGCATTACTGGTGCCCAGACGTAGCCCGCAACAACATCATCTCGATCATCAATCACACCGACCTGGTGAAGATGCAGATCGTGATGGAGAAGTTCGACCTCCAGCCCCCGACGATGGGTGAGTTGAAGGATCTGTTGCATCGCTGCTGCGACAACTACTGGCGCGACGCTACGGAGATGGCCAACTTGGTGGAGCTGCTGGAACGGCTCTCGGATGTGGAGCGTGCTGCATTCGCGTTCACTTCCGACTTGTACCACCTGGCCCAGACCAATCCGAAGTTCGTCCGCGAGTTCCTCCGCCGCCTTTCTCACCATCCGGCAGAACCGCAGTCGGTGGAAGAAGCCGACATCTGGATCAAGAAGATGGATGGCAACCTGGAAGCTTTCGTCTTTATGCTCTGCTCCAAGGAGCTGAACGGCGGTACGCTCAAGGACGCCAACGGCGACAAGTCCAACATCAAGTTGCGTGACGCCCGTCCCGACGACTACGGTCGCATTGGTGCCGCGGCCAAGTCGGTGATCGAAACTCTCGACCACTACGAGGAGTTCATCCGCTGCTTCTGGGTGACCGACAACCTGCCGGCGTCGATCTTCCATGCACCGGGTATCCTGCGTCGTTCGGCCGTGACCTCCGATACCGACTCCACGATCTTCACCGTCCAGTACTGGACGCAGTGGTATCGCGGTAAGTTGGACTTCACCAAGGAATCGGAAGACATCGCATCCACCACGGTGTATCTGGCCGGTCAGCTGATCCGTCACATCCTCGCCACCACCTCCGGTGCAATGGGCGTGGCCAAGCAGTACGTCAACAAGCTCTCGATGAAGAACGAGTACTACTTCCCGGTATTCGCTCTGACCAGTCGCGCCAAGCACTACTACGCCTACCGTGCTGCACAGGAAGGAAACGTGCTCAAGGAACTGGAGCTGGAGATCAAGGGCGTCGCCCTGCGCAACTCCAACATCCCGCCGGAAATCACCGACAAGGCCCACGCCTTGATTCGCCATGTGATGGACAGCGTAATGGCCGAGAAGCAACTCAATGCCACTCGGATTCTACGCTACGTGGCCAAGGTCGAGAACGACATCAAGCAAGGTGTGCTGGGTGGTAAGTTCGACTTGCTGGGTAAGATGCAGATCAAGGGCATCGAGGCCTACAAGAACCCGGAGTCCTCCAACTACCTCCACTACGAAATGTGGGAAGAGGTATTTGCCCCCAGTTACGGTCATGCCCCGCCTCCTCCGTACGTGGCCATTAAGGTCCCGGTCGATTTGGAGCGCAAGGCTGACGTGGCCAAGTGGCTTAAGGAGATGGACAACCCCGGTTTGGCTGACCGCATGCGCAAGTGGCTGGACGCCAACAAGAAGGAGACGATGGCGGTGATGTACTTGCCTGAACAGGTGCTGGCGTTGTCCGGCATCCCGAAGGAAGTCGTTACGGCCGTGGACATTCGCCCGCTGATCATCCAGACGGTCGAAGCGTTCTATCTGATCCTAGAGTCGCTCGGTATCTTCATGAAGAACAACGAGCAAACACGCCTCGTTTCGGATGAAGAGTGGTTGCTGGCAGAAGACTGGCCTTACCCTGAACTTGAAATCGACTAACGGGCATAAGCCCCTCCCCGCTTCCTTCACCGGGAGCGGGGAGGGGTAATGCTTAGTCCAGGTACGGCTTGATGCCGTAGTCGATGAGAATCGTGATGTCTTCGTACAGATCGGCGGGCATGGCCGACCGCAGCGCTGTGCTGCCTTCCATGTACCGTAACCATCGCTTGATGTAGTTGAGGTACTTCTGATTGCGTTCGTTGTTGGTGCTCTTGTTGAACTGCACCAAGAAGGTGATCAACGACAAACGCGCCAGCATCACGGCCCACTGCAACTGCGTGGTGAAAGCCATTTCCGGTAGCTTAAGCACGTGGTGTAAATTATCAGATGAAACCGTAGGAATGTGAGACACCAGCGTGTCGAAGTCCCACCGCTTGGGTCCGACTTGTGCAAGCCATTTTTCCAGAACCGCGTCTACCTCCGTCGACCAGTCGGTCAGGTAGAACGGATGACGGAAAGGTTCCGCAACCGGACTGGTGCCGAAGTACTGGCCCATCAAGCGATTGAGGATTGCGATATCGATCTGGCTGTCAAGCATGTTTGGCAATGGATACGCCTGCAGGAACTGGCCTACGGTGCGGGGAGACTCTTCGGTCTGCCCGTAAGCCAAACGCCACGCTCTGTACTGGCTTGCCAGCATGGACACATTGACCGTAATGACTGCAAGTCCCGGCTCGGACGACGCGAACTGAGCATCGGCGACTGGCAGCTTCAGGGTACTCATGGGATGGTAGAGGTAGCGGATGGGCGTTAGCTCCTCCCACTTCGCTACTCCCTCCTTGACATCCCACGGGTCAGTGTTGGCAACGATGACCTCCGTGACGTTTTCACCCAGGAAGACGCCCGGACGAAATACGTGGCCCCTTGAAAGAGCAGAAGTCATCTTGAAGCTCTGAGTAAACAGCAAGGCAATGTCGGCGACCTTGTCGTTGTAAGTCTGCGCATCGAGCTTCATCGATGCGGGGATGTTCGTGAGCAAGCGGATCAACAGGTGTCCACCTGGCAGATACCGTGGGTTCATGCGACGGTAATGCTTGATCTTGTCCACTGACAGCTGCAGGCCATCTCGGATACGACGGAACTCGGGGTAGATCAACCCCCCGCCGAATTGGAGAGGGGACTCTTGCAGCAACTGATACATCGTTCTCTCCGGAGGACGGTGGGTCTGAATGGGCTATATAATTCGGTAGGAAAAGGATGGATACGTAAATTTCTACCGAAGAGTTGCCTATGTTATGGAGAATGTACACTCCGGACAACTGGCGCAACCGGTTGTCTGCAACTCCGGAGTATATTGTCCACCTCCCTTGTTCGTGCAGGATTGAAAGAAATTTCACCCCCGTACTATCCCCATGACACCAGCGTAGATCAAATCGAAATCTGGTGTTCGCGCGAACCACCAACCCGCAATAATCCGCAACAATCGTTCATTACAAGGAACTACACATGTCCGTCAACCGTGGCAACCAGAACGACCCGTCGAAGACCCAGGCCCAGCAGGGCTCCGACCAGAGCGTCTTCGGCACCAGCTTCAACCAGACCGGCGCCGCCCAGGCCGCCGGCGCCGCTGCCCGCGGCACCACTTCCTCGGCCCGTCCGGCCGCCGCTCCGCGTGGCATCAGCCGCCTGCGCGGTCTGTCGACTGGCATGGGCCGCAAGCGCCCGGCCGCCGACCTCCAGGCCATGTCGGAATCCTTCGACGAAGCCTTCAAGTCCTTCGGCAACGCCGCCGCCGTCATGCCGGAAGCCCAGAACTTCCGCCTGATCATGGTGGACCGCAACCGCCTGGGCAAGAAGGTCGACCTGCTCCTGGCCGTCCTCCCGGTCCAGCAGGAAGGCCAGACCCACATGGCCATCCACACCCTGCTGATCGAAGACGGCAACGACACCTACGAGCCCGTCTCGCTGCAGGTGGCCGGCAAGCAGCTGCGCTACAGCACCGTGGTCGGCGACGTCTACACCCCGGAACTGTGGGCCACCATCGTCTCGATCGTGTCCGAGCAGAGCGGCCTGAAGGTCATCCCGTACGACGCCGGTCACCAGACCCTGCCGGCCGAGATGGACATCAAGGACAAGGACGCGATCCACAAGATCGCCTTCTTCGCCTCGGAAGCCCTGACCCGCACCGCGCTGAACTCGATCCTGCACACCACCGCCGACGTCATCTCGCTGTCGGACCTGGGCGAGAACACCGTCGCCTCGGCCGCCATCGAGTTCCGCAACGTCGACGACCTGACCGCCGCCGGCCTGCCGCTGCGTTCGGACTTCGCCGTCAAGCTGCGCTACAGCGACGCGGCGCCGCAGGGCCAGACGCAGACCGAGAAGGCGTTCGACCTGGGCTCCCAGCAGCCGCTGGGTGGTGCCGAGGGCTTCATCGACATCTCGTTCCGTGAACCCGAGAAGGCCGGCTACGGCCAGCAGCCGTCGACCCAGCAGTACTACGCACGTGCCGTCCTGACCCGTCTCGACACGGACCAGGAAGTCATCACGCCGGAACTGCAGATGCTGTCCCTCCTGGGCGCGACCATCATCGGCCGCAACCTGAACTGGGCCCGCGTGTGGTCGCAGCAGTTCCGCGGCATGGCCTCCGACATGCACGACGTCGGCGCGATCGGCTACGAAATGCCGGGCGTGGACGGTCAGCCGGTCGGCCGCATCGACACCACCTCGTCCGCGTTCGACGACGGCGCCCTCGCTCGCCTGATCATGACGGCGTTCCGCGAGAAGCCGCTGATCTCGATCGACGTCGAGGAGTCGGGCGAGCTGAGCTGGCTCAACCGTGTCCTGCTGGACGCCGCCGAAGGTAGCCCGGACGCCAACCAGTCGCTGGTGGCTGCCCTGGACAACCTGACCAACGGCAACTTCAGCAAGTACTGGAACGGCCAGGGTGACCTGATCGTCGACGACGGCAACCGCATCCACCTGGGTTACTACCTCGACGACGCCGGCGTCCGCCGCGACATCCGCGCGCTGGACTACCTGGCGGTGCTGAACCGCTTCGCCGAAATCGACCCGCAGATGATCATCAAGTGGCAGGCAACGTTCGACGACGTCGACACCGACGCCGAAGTCCGCCTGGCCGAGCGCGAAGACCTGATCCGCAAGATCCTGGGTCCGAGCGTCAAGATCACCGGCTACGCCCGCCGCCTGACCTTCGCCCCCAATACCCTGGACACGGCGTTGGAGGCAGCAGCGGAAGCCGGCCTGCGGATCCGTCCGGAAAACACCCTGATCGGCTTCGGCCAGACCTCGACCCGTGGTCGCGCGGACCTCGCCCAGCTGGCCTTCGGTGGCCAGGGCGGTCGCGGCGTGTTCACGGTGAGCGGTGGCCAGGGTGGTGGTCGCGGTTTCGCCCGTCCGTACACCGGCCGCGGCAACTGGCGCTAAGCGACAAGGCCGGGCTCCTCACGGGGCCCGGCTGCGTGCTGATGCAACGTGATGAAAAGCCGCCCTTCGGGGCGGCTTTTCTTTTTTGCCGTCAACGTGTAAAAAGCAACACAAAACAGCAATACAATGACCGTTATTCTGCTGGGTAATCAAACGGTCCAGAACGAATCGAAACACTCAGCACCGAAGAGGGGAAACGCCATTAACGCCGTCATCAACCACCACTCCGCCGAAACACCATTGCGCGCCCGCCGGCGAGATGGACTGAACCGGGGTCGCAAGTTCGATGGTATCGCCATCCGTCTGGTGGATCTGGACCGGGTCTTCGAGACCGCATCCACACCACCGGTCATCATCAACAGCTTCAACGTCGAGACGCTGGAAGACAAGCAGCTCTTGGACTCGCTGATCTACACCTACTACGAAGGCGACAGTCTCAACGTGGTGCCGGTGTGCGACTGCGGTAAGACCAAGGGCGCTGCGAAGATCGGAAGCAAGTGTCCTCGCTGTGGTAGCGAAGTTCTGCCGGTCTCCGAACGACCGCTGGAATCGCTGCTGTATATCGCCCCGCCCGATGGAGTCAAGACCTTCATCAATCCCCAAGCCTGGACCATGTTGTCCAAGGCACTGACCCATGGTGGCATCAATGGGTTGGCCTGGCTGTGCGATCCGCACATGCCGGTGGGTAGCGAACCCCATCGTGAGATCCGCCGTCTCATGGATCTGGGGATCGAGCGCGGCATCAACAACTTCTACGACAACTTCGATGAGATCATCGAGATGCTGTTCAATGTCGGAGTGATCTCCGGCACCAGCCGTCGTCAGAAGGAAGACCTTTACCAGTTCATCAAACTCAATCGAAGCAAGATCTTCTGCAAGCACCTGCCGATCCCCTCGCGCTTGGGCTTTGTGACGGAACGTTCGATCACCGGTAGCTTCGCCGACACGACGATGAAGCCGGCTATCGATGCGATCCGCACGATCTCTTCGACCGTGCATTCGCTCACGCCCCTGGACATCCGCAAGCTCCAGGCCCGTGCAGTGAAGGCCAATGAATACCTGGCGCAGTATCACCAGGAGTACATGGCCGCCACCCTGACCTCCAAGCGAGGTTGGCTGCGCAAGCACGTGTTCGGCTCGCCGTTGTACTTCACCTTTCGCGCAGTGATCTCTTCGCTGTCGGAGCGGCACGAGTACGATGAACTGCACCTGCCGTGGGGCGTGGCCGTGTCCACGTACGCGGTGCACCTGACCTCGAAGATGTACCGGATGACCAATCCGGATACGGGCCTCCCCTTTACGCCCAACGAGGTTCTCAAGCACCTGCGTGAGCACACGCTGCGTTACAGCCCACTGCTGGACAAGCTGTTCGACGAACTGATTGCCGAGTCCCCGCATAAGGGACTGCCGGTGCTGTTCAACCGCAACCCGTCGCTGGACCGTGGCTCGATCCAGGAGTTCTTCGTTACCTACATCAACAAGGACCCGAAGATCAACGCGGTGGCAATGTCGGTGCTGACCCTGAAAGCACCCAACGCCGACTTCGACGGCGATGCGCTCAACGGTACACTGCTGCTGGACAATCGTCTGGAAAGTGCGTTCCGAGTACTGGCACCCCACTACGGTGTGCTGGACCTGGATCGTCCCCGCCAGATGTCCAAGAACCAGGCCATGGCTCCGCCGGTGGCCTCAACGATCGCGCAGTGGTTGCACCGCGGGCGCTAACGGCATACAAGCCCCCTCCCGCTGGGAGGGGGTCTGTGCCCTCGACAAGGACAAATAAGAACATGTACTACGTCGTCAGTATCAAGTCCAACGGCAACTGCCTGCTCGGTATTCCCGGTGCGTTCAGTGCGGGTGCTGTGGAGCGGTCGATGATGATCGAACCGCCTGCTCACTACGACGCCGATGAACGCCGTCAAGACGTGGTCGAGCGTCTGAAGCAGTACGTGGAAATCCAACCCTACGGGGATACGGCACGTGGTCGGTACGCCACCACCACGCAGGATTTCAAGACCATCCTGGAGAAACTGGAAAGCTGGGACGCCGTGTCGAGCTTCAGGTTCGAAGGCACCTTGTCCTTCCACATCGCATCCCATCGCTGAGGAATCCCCATGTCCACCAAACATCGCAACTACCCGGTCCTCCCGGAACTGTCGATCCAACTGCCGGACGGTAGGAAAGAGCGGATCAAGGCTGTGCTGTGTGCGGAGGACGCCGCGGAGTTCCAACTCACCCTGTCCTTGGGTGTGGATGGGGATCTGATCACCCATCACTACACGCTTGGTCTGGGTCGCCTGCTGCAGTCGTTCGAAGTCCATCCCGATGCGATTTGTAAGATCCGCAACGAGTACGCCGATCGCGTGCGGGGACGCATCATGCTCGACGCCATCCTCAATGGCACCGATCTGTGGCTGCGCGAGGGAACGTTCTTCTTCCCGATGTGCGTGGCCCTGAAGATCGAAGAGCAGGAAGAAATGTGGAAGAAGATGCTTTCGGGGAAGGTCCGACCGGATGCACTCCACATCGTCTTGGAAGGGGAAACCAAGGCAAAGGAAACACCGGTCGATACCAACGGCGGGTGAACTGGATCTGAAAACTATACCATCCCTTTGTCAGCAACAGAGAAGGTGAAATCGATGAACGAATCTTCCAACAACGAAAACCATGTCGGTGCCGTGATGGCCACTTCGGTGGTGATGATCGGAGACCACGTGGAGGAAACTCCGCTGGGAAAGCAAATCAAGGAAATGGGCGAGAAGGTCAAGCATGACCATCAACTGACCCAGCTCCTGGGCGTGTCCCTGCGCGGCGTACTACCTTACGCCGAACACGAACTGGACGGACTGCGCGATGCCGTTCGCAACAATCCGGGCGATCCGGATCTTCGCGATGAGCGCGATCGGGCCAGCTACCGCATCCAACGCGCCACCCATGCGCTCACCCAACTGGGACTGTCGCCGCTGGCGATCGAGAACTGCGCGGACGAGGAGTTCGACGACACGTTCGAGATCCGCTTCACGGACGAAGAAGACTGAGCCGACCCTGTGAAGTGGTTTTTTACAGGCCTTATTAAAGGTATAGGACCCTCAAGGAAACGCAATGGCCATTCTGATTGACGGCGATGCCATGTCGTTTCGTGCGGCGGCCTATGGCCGGCCACAACAAGCGACGATCAATTTCCTGCAGCAACAATTCGACAATCCAACCCGTGCCTTGAACTTCGCGAACCAAGCGTTCGTGGACCGTGCTCGTAACGTGTTCGAAGAGAACTACGGCGAAGCGGCAATGGCCCGACTGGAAGCGGTGCGTCGCAGCCTACGCAAGACGTGGGACACCGACGAGATCCGACCGCTATACACCGTCGAGGAGATGCAGCACGCGAAACCGACAATGCAACGCTGGATCATGGCCAACCCGTTCGTCCGCAAGCTGTACAAGGAAGGACGTGTGGCCGGTTACGGCGACAGTTACATCGACCACAAGAAGCAAGGCATCGGTGCAGACCACTACGACTATCGAATCGCGACCAGTGGCTTTGCCACGTTCGACGACGAGAATGGTTGGAAGGCCACCACCTACGGAGACGAACTGCTGGAAGGCGACGTGCGACCCACGTTCCTGGAGCAGATCGACATCTTCGAAACCTGGTGCCAGGCCGAAGGTCATCTGCTGCACGGTAAGCGCGACATCACTTCGCCGGAAGACAGCGAGTGGGGTTGACGAAATAAACGCCGGGGCCTTCGGGCCCCGGCACTCACTCGAGCACTTTTCTTTTCCCATGAACGACAATTCGGATAACAGTAACTTGGCCGAACTCTTGGCCAAGGCGCTGCAGCAATATGCCAAAGACGCTCCGGTCGCTGAAAGCACCGCGGCTAAGCATTTGGCCGAACGGCTGGCCAACACCGCCGATGTGGATTTCCGGATTGAGCGCGTCAAAGGACAGCTCACCTTGGAGTGCTTCCCCATCAAATTCACCACGGACAAACGCAAGCCGCGCAAGCGTCCCAGGAAACCCACATGAGCAATCCCACCCAGGCGATCCCGACGCTCAGTACGGCCGGGTTCGTGACCGACATCCCGACGATGATCGATCGGATGTTCTCGTACTACCTGACCAGCGAGTACTCGCAGTCCAACCTCTTCCAGGGCAAGATCCTCTCGCTCCAGAAGCAGATCCAAGCCTACCAGCATGACCGGAACCTGTTGATCACCAACGTCCGCGACGAGCTGGAAGGCTACTTCAATTCGGTGGCCGATTCGACCACGGTGAAGGTCAGCCTCGACGACCCCAACCCGGACGATCCCAACCGGATCAACATCACCTTGGAAGCCATGGTGGTCAAGAACAACAAGGCCTACTCGGTGGGTAAGTTGATCGAAACCCAGGATTCCAAGATCCTCAAGATTATTCACCTCAACAACGAAGGCACCCTCGCATGACCTCCACCCCCGAAACGCTGGCCGAAGCCACCGCCCCGGTGGCCGAAACTCCGGCAGCGGAAAACCCGGCTCCCAGCACACCGGAAGAGCGCCAGAAGCAGTTCCAGGGCTTCATGGTCAAGATGCTGGGCGACATGGCGCGCCTGCAGGCCCAGATCGGTTTCACCAACCGTCACTTCCAGGGCGAGCTGGCCAACATCCACGACCGCCTGGACTACCTGACCGGTGCGGTGGGCATGCTCTTCGAAGCCCTGCATCTGGAGATGCCCAAGCCGACGCCGAAGCTGCTGGACGTCCAGGTCGAGCTGGTGGCCGAACTGAACGAAGGCGAAGTGTGCGAATGCCGCGTCGCCTGGAGTTCGACCAAGCACCCGATCTTCGGTCACCTGCAGATCCTGCTCGGCGGTCCGGACGATGCCCAGGTCGCCAATCCCGCCCAGATGCAGCCGCTGTTCGTGCAGCGCCTGACCGAAGCGTGCGAGGCCCTGCGCCAGACCGAAGGCTTCGTGGACGGCCAGTTCTACTACGCGCGCCTGGTGTTCATTCATGCCCAGCCGTTCGACGCCACCAGCGTGCCGGTACCGGCCCCGACGGCCGTGGCCGACGCTACTGCGCCGGCTGCCAATGACGATGCGGTGACTGCCGCGGAGACGGGCGATGTCCAATCCGAATGATCGTCCGTCCAACGCCCTGCTTCCGCCGGCCCCCAATTCGGCGGAAGTGACTGAAGCCTTCCGCGTGCTGGCGGACATCGACAACGTCGAAGTTCCCAAGATGCCCGAGCAGATGTTCGTCGAGCACATCCTGCCGATGCTCTCCGCTCCGGCGGGCAGCAAGGTCGATCTGACCAAGTGGTTGGACGTGGCCGGTACGCCCATCCGTCCGATCGACGTGGTGGACAACATCTCCGGTGAAGTGCTGTTCCGGGTACCGGCGCTGATGCGCAGTCTCCCCACGGTCTTCCAGGAAGAGATGAACTACGCCGAGATCGTCAGCGAGACTCAGGCGCGTGAGAACGTTCACGTCAACGTCGCCAACCAGTATCTGGACGGTCAGCTGCGCAAGGCCCGTACGGGCGCCACCCTGCTGGACATGGACACGGCCAAGACGTGGAATAATATCCGCGCGCGCTATGGTCTGCCCCTCTTGACCGTGGTCGACCGGGACGGCAAGGTGGTCGCCACTTCCCAACCCACTGGCGTGGCCAGCACGGGCGAGCTGGCGGTCGCCGAGGACCAAGACGACTTCGTCTAAAACAACAAGAGACAAATGAAGCCCAACCTGTACGGTGCTTCGGTATCGGATGTTCACTTGGGTCATCCCAAGACCCCGACCGAGCACATCATCACCAACCTTCGTCGGGCCTTCCCGAACGTGGACTCAACCCACAAGCTGGATGTGATCTTTTTCGGCGGAGATTTGTTTGACAGGCTTCTGAGTCTCAATCAATTCGACGTGCCGATGATCCTCGAATGGGGTGGCAACCTCTTCAAGATGGCCGAGGAACATCAGATCCACATCGTCTTCATGGAAGGCACGCCGTCGCACGACTGGCGCCAGCAGCGACTGCTGGAAGTCCTGAAGAAATTGGGCATGGGCGGTAAGTACGTGCACTTCATCGACGAGCTGTCGATCGTCCATTTCGATGATCTGGACATCGACGTACTGTTCGTTCCCGACGAATGGCGTCCGGAACCGGACGACACGTGGATGGAAGTGCGCGAACTGCTGCGTGAGAAGACGCTGGAACAGGTGGACTTCACCATCCTCCACGGCGCCTTCGATTACCAATTGCCTGAACACGTGAAAGTGCCCAAGCACGTCACCGAGCGGTATCAGCAGATCACCCGGCACATCGTTTTTGGTGCCCACATCCACACGCCCTCAGTGCGAGGGAATGTGCGAGTCAACGGATCGTTCGATCGGTTGAGCCATAACGAAGAAGAGGACAAGGGCCATTGGCGCTTTAAGTTCTCGCCGGGCAAGGAGCAGCCGGAGATTCGCTTCATCGTCAACCAGCATGCGAAGGTTTACAAGACCATCGACTGTACGAAGATGGAGCTGGAGCCGGCACTGGACTTGTTGGCCATTGTCGTAGGACAACTGCCGGAAGGCAGCCACCTGCGCGTGAAGGCCCTCAAGTCCGATCCGATCATGGCCAGCTTTGACGTGCTGCGCAAACGCCATCCGCAGATCCAATGGTCCTCTAAGGTAGCCGAAGAGGAAACCGAGATCCAGAAGAACCTGCTGGTGGATGTGCGGTCCGCGTTCACCCAGATCCAGATCACCCCCGAGAACATCGAAGAGTTGCTGATGGAACGCCTTAAGGGCATGACCAGTGATCCGGCGGTGTTGCAGCGATGCGCCACTCGAGTCAAGGAATTGATCTAGCATGAATGCAACGCAGATTGCGGTCGATAACCGCGAAAAGGGTGCCGTACCGATTTCGATCGGTACGTCCCTGGCAATCGAAGCCGGTTCGGGGGTCTACCCCGACCGGCCTGAAACCCCACCGCCGTTCACCAACGTGCGGCAGGTGTGGATCAATTTGCGCACAATCGTCCGTAATCTTTATGCATGCCTGCCCACCGATCTGAAGGATACGGTGCTCCCGGACGATTTGTGGCAAGCTGCATTGGAAGAGCTGTCCATCATCCCCGCTGCCGTGGCGAAGGGATCCAATGGACACACCCAGGTCAAGTACTACGTCAGCGACTACGCTCGTATGGCGCAGCGCTTTCCTGGGGCGATTCTGAAAGAGGCCAAAACGCCCAAACAGATCTTCCAGCAGAAAATCGAAGACGTCACCTTGAGGATGATGCTGGAAAACAACCACCAGCACCACGTCGAGTTCTTTGACTTCGATATTCAGGGGAACCACCCCGCCAGTTTCATTATCACGCACCTGCCCGTAGACCTGCTCGCTCGATACCGTTTCGAGCGGCTGGAATTGCTGGAGTCACATACCGGCAAGATCAAAGGACCGGGGGCGTGGAACACGAAACTGACCAACGGCAAGGAACTGGGTAACATCCCGTTCAACAGCTTCACCCTGCAACTGTTCGGGGATAACGGAAACATGTTTTCACCGCAGTCGATCACCTTGCGTCGCAAGATCTTGGAACTGGCCCACCGCTGGGCTTGGACCAATGTCACGACCTTGGACAAGATCCGGGACACCGTGAAAAAGGTGGACCAAGACCAGCACCGCGAGGCACTGGCTAAGCTGCTGTAAAAGCGTACGCATTCTGCTAATCCCTTGAGGACCATCCTTTACTCGGAAATCGCTACATGTCCAACTTCCAAGGCTCCAACCCCAACGCAAAACCGCCCAATGCCCTGAACGAATACTCGCTCCGCCTGAACGGCGAGAAGATCGGCCAGAGCAAGCGTGACCCGTCGCTGATGTTCAACGTGAAGCGCGACGGCAAGTCCGGTCCGTGGATGGTCAACGTCGAGTGCCGCACCGGCGTCGAGAACGACAAGGACTTCGGCAAGATCGCCTTCCTGATCGACATGCCGACGGCCTTCTCGATCCTGGGTCTCGTCCAGAAGTATGCCCAGCCGGGCGAACAGGACTTCACCAAGATCGAGATCCTGAACCGCCGCTTCATGCGCAACCAGAACCAGATGTCCAAGGAGCCCATGCTCGATGGCGCCATCGTGGTCGGTCGCAACGGCTCGGGCCAGGTCTACATCGGCATCAAGTCGTGGGACAACGATCGTCCCAACTGCAAGTTCATCCTCCGCCCGGTGGTCGACTTCCGCCGCGCGGTCAAGCTGTACCACAAGGACGGCACGCCGTGGGAAGACGGTCCGCTGTCGCAGCTGTTCGCCGTCGCATGGGCCAAGTCCATCGGCGAGATGCTGACCCAGCTGTACGTCGACGAGTTCGTGCCGGCTCCGCCGCGTGAACAGAACGGCGGCCAAGGTGGCGGTGGTGGCTACAACCGTGGCGGTGGCCAGGGTGGTGGCGGTAACAACTACGGCGGTGGTAACCGCGGTGGTGGCGGTAACAACTACGGCGGTGGCGGCGGTAACGCCGGCGGCCAGCAGTCCAGCGGCGGTGAAGACGGCGGCTGGGGTGACGACATCCCGATGTAAGTTGCATCGGGGCATAAGCGAGGGCCCTTCGGGGCCCTCGTTTCCCTCCTCGAAAATTAGGCAAGAAAAACGCCTAATCCTATTTACCCTAAGGACAGTCATGCGTCTGCCCTACTTTGCGGCACTTTCGTAAGACCCCAACACCAATCGAATCTCTCGCTCTCGACCACGCTGATGCGGGTTGGGGGTGAGCGAGACTACCGCTGTAGTCATGGGTAGGGGACGATACGCCGTTGACAGATAAAGAAAAAACAACCACGTATTATCCCCTTGTGCAATAACCCCGCTAGGATCTCTACCCGCCATGAAAATCACCGCCGTTTCCGCGGCCAGTTCCGGCTTGACCTCGATTACCCTCGAGCATGCCGGACAGGTCAGTCACTGGGACGTGAGCAGTACCTACTCGCGCACCCAGAACAGGAATGAAGAGGAAATCGACACCACGACCCTCTTCGCTGAGATCAATGCCTACTGGGCCTCGCTCTCGCCGGAGCGCCAGCAGGGCATCTGGGAAGCGTACGAAGACATCCGTATGATCTTCGAAGCGGACTACCAACTGGAGGCTGCCACTGAGAAGCTGCGCCAGAAGGTGCACGTGCTGTACCAGTACATGCCGATGGCAGAGCTGCATCACTTCCTCAACTACCACGCGGTCATCAACTACCCGTCCTCGGTTCGTGACTCGCTGGATCCGAACACGAGTATGGCGCGCGCCGAGCGCACCTACCTGCGCACCGACTACTTCGGTCTGGTCTCGCTGGCCGTGGCACTGCGCCCGATGATTCCGATCTGGGGCCAGTTCATCGACATCTCCCGTCGCGAACTGGGCAACAACTACAAGGAGCACTACGCGTTCCGACTGATGTACTACACGCAGATCGCCCGCTCTCCGGAGCTGGATCGCCTGCGCGAGTTCATCGAGTCCTCGATCGCACCGCAGACGACGGGCGACAAGACCTTCACCCCGGTCATCGGTGGCCTAGGTACGACGGAACTGCCGGACTGGCTGATGGCCATGACCTGTGTTCGTCGACTGGCTCCGGCCACGGTCTCCGGACCGGGCGACGTGGTGAACCTGATCGCCAAGGTCCACTACTACGTCGACAGCAAGATGAAGTCGCTGGACCGGGACTTCGGTCGGCAGTTCGGTGGCAAGATCTCGGAGAAGAAGCAGACCGGCGGCAATGCCGACGAGTCCAACACTTCCGTCGTGGAGATGTACAAGATCAAGCCGGACATCTCCGATGCCGACATCGTCTCACTCAACGTCTACGCCGAGGACCCCTGGCGCATGGCCGCCGTCCGTTGCCCGGATCTGCCGCGTGAGTACCTGGAGGCTTCGTTGGACGTCGTCTCGCGGATGGACCAAACCGACATCGCGGCCCACCAGACGTGGCTCGTCAAGTGGATCATCAACCCGGTCATCCCGGCTCGCGCCGTGGACCTTCTGACCATCGGCCCGATGCTCAACTGCATGGCGCTGACGCAGGCCGTGCTGTGGCACTGGGGTTTCTACGACCTCGCTGCAATCGTCACCGCTGGCGCGCAAGTCAGCCACGACGACATCATGATCGGTGCGGCGGAGAACCGCTCGCGCATTCCGAAGGAAGCCCTCCTGAGGATGCAAGAGAAGTATCCGTATTCACCTCCGGTGAAGAAGAACTCCTCCGCGCGTCAGGCCAACGTGGCCGCTCGCGCTGTGGATCGCCTCGCTGACATCCTCATCCGTAACGACTGGATCCTCAACGCCCCGCCAGCGTTGGTGGAAAAGACCAGCCGCGTCGGCAACTCTCGAACTCTGACTGCCCCGCCGGATCTCAAGATCCAGCTGTGCAATCTGATCGAACATCCTCAATTCAAGTAATCGAGAACGAACGCAATGAAAATTACCAAGATGCTCATGCTCGAAGTGGGTACCTTCAACGACGTCTATCAGCGTCCCTACACGAGCCACGTGGACGGGAAGACCATGCAGCAGCTGCAGGAGTCGACCCAGTACGGAAGGAACCTCACCCCCGCCGCACTCGGGGCTGTCGGAGCTGACATCATGCGTATCTCCTCCACCGTCACCGGTGGGGTGGACATCGCCAATGGTTTCGACACCGGCCGCCTGTGCGTCATGATGGAAGTGGAGTTCCCCGGCCAGGGCGGTATCGTCAGCGTCGAATGGCTGCTGGGCTTCACCAACCACGTCGGCGTGTCGGCCATGTTCGGCAACTCGAACCTGAAGTTCGATCCCAACATGGAGATCTACTTCAACAACGTGCTCCGTGGTCGCCGCGTCGACCAGTCCCGCTCGTTCGGTCGCCAGCAGGTGACCGGTGTGAGCGGCGCGTTCCAGCTGATCAACGGCGACTACAAGCCGCAGATCACCAACCTCCACTCGGCCCCGCACCTGATGCGCCCGCAGGACGTGTTCACCAACATGAGCATGTACCAGACGCGTTCGATGCTGGGCAACGAGGATGTGCTGGACGTGCGTCCGACCCACGGTCCGGAACGGGTGGCAGTCAGCGATCGTCGCAACACGATCCCCGGCCAGTACCTCTCGCGCGTGCTGGAAACCTGGAAGACCCAGGTGACGGCCGACGACGTGGATCCCGCTTCGCTCCACTCGCAGATGGCGGCCATGGTGGCCGAGCCATCGATCTCCCGTGTCCGCTCGCTCCAGCAGCTGGCCACGATGTCGGAGCTGCGCCAGGGCGGTTGCGTGACGTGGCGCGAGCTGTGCGACGCCGACGACTTCGGTCGACTGGAAGACCGCACCATGGTGGTGTTGGCCCAGTCGCAGGAGAACCGGGCGAAGCTGGCCGTGCGCGGCGGTGACTTCGAATACTGGAACGGCAACGGCATGACCACGCTGATCGCCTCGCAGTTCGTACAGGCGGTGCCGGGCATGATGATGAACCTCATGCTCACCGAACTGGACTTCTCGGTCACCAACCAGACCCTGGACGGCAGCTGGGAAGTCATGTTCCAGAACGTGCAGTCCTTCAACGACGGAGACAATATCGACCAGGTGCAGGCGTTCGAGTACCGGCTCAAGCACGAGCTGATGCCCGGCCTGTCGCGCGGCGGCGACATCCCCATGGAGATCCACGCCAGCTTCAACGTCGTGGGTCAGACCTACATCCAGCTCAGCCTCGACGGCGAAGGGTTCGTCCCCTATATGGCCCCGAGCTTCTGCGATGGTCTGTTCGCCGCGGTCCGGGCTCCGGACACCAACACCCTGGACCGCTTCGCCGACCAGGTCTCCAAGATCATGACCAACCTGGAACAGGACTACACGGCCGGCGGTCACGGCTACGAGCCCGACAACAGCGGTCAGTTCTCCATCCTCAATGCCCAAGGAAACAAGTATGAAAATTCGGGATCTCTATAAGGCCATCCTCGAGGCCGTCGGTGCCGTCGTCAACGACGACGGCCTGATCTCCATGACGCGCCCCGGCGATGACCCGGTCCCGCTCATGGTAAAGGACAAGCGGCTGGCGATGCCCACCGACAAGCTGCTCAACTCCGGCGCCTTCAACCCCGACGGTAGCGTGATCGCGTTCCATCCGATCTGCGAGAACGTGGTGCTCTCCACCTCGCCGGTACTCCAGAAGCTGGAGACGGCGATGACGTTCCGTCTGACCTGGGTGCTGCGTGAGCTGATCATGCAGCTGACCGCGATCGCGGCCGATCCGAAGCTCCACAAGAAGCTGAAGATGAAGGCCCACGGCCTGCTGTCGGCTCTGCCGGAAGCGGACGACAAGACCCTCACGGCGTTCACCAAGATCGCCGAGACGTCCACCACCATCGGCCAGAAGAAGCTGCTGTCGCTGTACGTCCGTCAGGGCGGCACCTACGGCGGCGAGAAGGTCTCGCGTCTGGGTCGCTTCTACCCCTCGATCATCGACCAGCTCGACGAGGACAAGCGCACCATCCTGGGCGTGTCCCTGCGCAAGGCCGACGTGCCGATGTTCCTGGCACTGATCGAGTACATCCTGCCCGACTTCCGTGACCCGGACAAGTACGCCGCCCCGTCCAACGCCTTGGTCGCTCCGACCTTCCACGCGCTGGTCAAGGTGTACGGCAAGGTCGCCAACCAGCTCAACAAGATCATCGACATCCACGCAGCCCAGCTGACCAACGTGGAAACGCTGATGATCCCGACCGACTGGCTGGACGAGGTGCAGGACCTGACCAAGTACCGCGAGATCATCCCGGTCCTGCCGGGCAACGACGGCGAAGAAGGCACCAAGACGGTCAAGCAGGCTCCGGCCAAGGCTCCCGTCGCGGCCGCCACCAAGCCCGGTACTCCGGTGGCAGCGGCACCGGCCGCCAGCAAGGCCAAGCCGGCAGGCAAGGGCGTGAGCGTGGATGACATGATCCGTTCGGTCACCCCGCCGCGTCCGACCTTCGGCTTCAACGCCCAGCCCCCGGCCAACACCGCACGCGGTGGCTGGCGTGGTCAACAGGACCAGGATGCGGATCTGCCGCCCTGGGCCCGTACGGCACCGACCGGTTGGGGCACCCAGCCGCAGACCAGCTGGAGCCGTGGTGGCGGTGGCCGCAGCTTCGGCGGCACCGGTTCGCTGTAACGACGGCATAAAGCGAGGCCCCTTCGGGGGCCTCGCTCTCGCCTAGGTGATTTTCTTCTGTGTTGTTGCAGCAATTGCCGCCAGCTGCTGGAAGGTCTCGCGCGTGGGCACCATCAACGAAACCGTCTCACCGTTAAAATCGGCCGGTGAGAACAAACCGTTCACACGCATGATCGTCCAATGCATGTACTGCGGAATACGCAGTTCGGTCAATGCGCCGTAGAGATCACCTTCGTACTTGTAGGCGATGTGGGGTTCGATTACCACAACGTCGGACTCCACGAGTGCCCGCAGGTACGTCAGGTGTGTTTCCACCAGCAAGCGCCAGGTCTCTGTGTGATAGATCTCCGCACCCGGCGGGGCCATCATGGACAGAACAGTCATGGTCATGGGTTAAACCCTCAAAAAAGTTTCATGCACATACTATTCCCGTGTAGGCCCTCCGCCTAACAACGCTACCCGCCTTAGTAGTCACCGCAACAACAGCTTGGGGATTCACAAAAATCATGTCCAATTACCCCGTCAACGAGCACCATCCGGAGCTGGCCGCCTCCGGTGGCTTCAACCCCACCATCCAGCACGACTCGTCCGCCCGAGTCCAGATGATGGGCAGTCACCTGAGTCAGGCTCTCCCGGTCCTCGGCTGCGAAACCCGCCGTATCCTCACCGGCATGGAGCGCGAATTCGGTCGCGCCACCTTCGATGTCCGCATCCCCGTCGATGCCGAGATCATCCAGGTCATCCAGAAGTTCCCGCCGACCATCGGTGCCGGCGGCATCAAGAAGAACCCCACCACGGCGGTGGTGTACATGGACGACAAGACCAAGGTGTTCGACATCTTGGAGTTAGACCACTACCACTGCATGCACCAGCACTTCGGCTTCAACTACGTCTTCACCAAGGAGATGAAGCGGCTGGTCAAGGGCGCCCACATTCCGGCCAACACGATCCTGGCACACTCGCCCACGCTGGACGAGATGGGCAACTACCGGATCGGCCTGAACGCCAAGGTGGCCATGATGTCCATGCCGGGGATTATCGAGGACGGCATCATCGCCTCCAAGTCCTTCTGCAAGCGCAACACCACCAAGTGCATCGAGAAACGCGACTGCAGCTGGGGCAAGAACTGGTACCCGCTCAATCTTTACGGCGACGACAAGATCTATAAGCCGTTCCCGGACATCGGCGATCGCATTCGTGACGACGGTCTGATCTTCGCCATCCGTCGCGTACCGCAGGACGACGACATCATCCTGGCTCCGCTAGAAATGAGCGTCAAGGCACTGCAGGAAGTGAACTACTTCTTCGACCGCACCGAGTATGGCCACCCCGGTGAATCGGAAATGGTCGTCAAGGGAACGCCGGGTGCGATCGTGACGAACATCACGGTGCGTCACGACGACCGTCAGCAGCCGCCGACCCCGCCGGGCATGGAGGTTCAGGCCAAGAAGTACTACCAGGCCGAAGCCAACTACCACCAGGCCATCCTGGACTGCTACCAGCAGCTGTGGCACCGCCACCGCGACCACCTGGTGATCTCGCCGAAGTTCCAGGCGATGCTGCGCGAAGCCAAGATGTACCTGCCCTGCCCGATCCGTTCCAAGTCGACTCAGATGTACCAGCTCACCCCGCTGGACGACTGGCGCATCGATCTGACCTACGAGTACGACTTCGTTCCGACCATCGGCTCCAAGCTGACCGGTCTGCACGGCGACAAGGGCGTCATCTGCCAGGTGTGGGATGACGAAGACATGCCGGTGGACGCGTGGGGCAACCGCGCCGAACTGGTCGTGGCGGCCCTGTCGACGATGGACCGCATGAACATCGGTCGTCCGATCGAGCATGAGGTCAATGGGTCGATGGAAATGCTGGCCGAAGAACTGCGGGCTTCGATGGGTGCACCCAGCGCCATCCCCACGCAGGACGAGTCGATCCAGTACGCCATGAACCGCGTGCGCGAAGCCATGCACCAGCGTGGTCAAGTGCCGGCGGCTGAAGTGGCCGGTGAAGCCATCAACAAGCGCGTGGCGGGTAACACCGAGCTGGCGTACAAGGAGCTGCTCAACTTCTACGAGTTGGCGTCTCCGAAGATGCGAGCGCTGTTCGACAACCCTGGCTACAACGGGTCACCGGACTACCACGTCAAGTCGGTCCTCAAGGACGGCATCTACCTCTGGGCACCGCTGGATACGCCCAAGCCGTGGATCCATCTGGAACGCGATCCCAACAACCCGAAGGTCGTCAACTACGGGGGCGTCGTCGGGGATCTGGCCAAGGTCTACCCGGCCCGTCGTGGACCGGTGTGGTACCGTGGACGTTCGGGGCAGGAATGCGTCACCACCCAAGACGTGATGATCGCCCAGACGTACATGGTGCTGCTGGAAAAGACCGGTGGTGATTGGTCCGGCGTTGCCGGTGCCCGTCATCAGCACTACGGTCTGCCGGCCAAGCTGTCCAAGCAAGACAAGTACTCGCTCCCGGCACGTGCCAACCCGGTGCGTATCTTCGGCGAGGCTGAAGTCCGACTCACTTCCACCGCAACGGAAGGCGATGTCGTGGCGGAAATGCTGGAGATGTCCAACAGTCCGGCGGCGCACAAGAACGTGGTGGAGAACATCCTCCGCGCGCCGCTCCCCTCCAACATCGACTGCGTGCTGGATCGCTCCAAGATCCCGTACGGTTCCAACCGCTCCCAGGTGTTCGTGGCTCACGCACTCCAGTGCGCAGGCATCGAGTTCTTCTACGTGGATCACTCCGACGAAGAGGAAGTCTATCCGGCCGATCCGATCGGCGTACGGGCAGATCTGGGACTGACGGAAGGCGACGAGGAGGACGCCGACGAGACGAGTACCGAAGAAGACGACGAAGCCGACGATGATGCCGGCGACTCCGACGATTGAGAACGAGGTCAGATAGAACATGCAACGCATTCACGCACGTGAATTGGCAGCAATGCCAAAGAGTCAACTCTGGGGTCTCCCGGACGTGGATCTGACCATCATCTTCGACGACGGAGAGGTCGTCGCCGACCAACGTCAGGCCATCTTCAGTTCGTACATGTGGGGGCTCTACAACGTGCTCCCGCAGACTCCGGCACTGAAGAAGCACTTCATCGGCAATCAGCGGGTGGGTACGGATACCCACCTCAAGCTGATCAACCAAGTGCGGTGGGACGCGTTCGACGCATACGGGCAGGACCTGGACAACGAACAGTTGAGCCACTACTGCCTGAAGCTGGTGAACGACTACTACAACGACATGACCGAGTACCTGGAGCCGGAAGTCACGACTCTGGGCATCCTCGACATCATGGAGGTGATGGCGCACGACGAAGTCTTCGAGGTGAACAACAGCGTCTCCTCGACGGACAAGTCCATCGTCCACGCCCATCGCACGATCGAGCGGGTGCTGAAGGACCCCAACGAGCTGGAGGAGAACATCCTGGCTCGTTCGGTACGCAGTGGCCTGGTCAAGATCGGTCAGGTGCTGCAATGCGTGGGGCCGCGCGGATCGGTGACGGACATCGACTCCAACATCTTCCCGTACCCCACGCAGGCCGGCTTCGCCTCCGGCCTCTACCGGTTCTACGACAGCTTGATCGAGTCGCGCACCGCGGCCAAGTCGCTGACGTTCACCGAGAAGCCGCTGCAGGATACCGAGTACTTCAACCGCCGTTTGCAGCTGCTGGCTGCCACCATCCGTGACATCTACGATGGCGACTGCGGGACGACGGACTACCTGTCGTGGCAGATGGGTGCCGGTGACTTGCAGGCTTTCGCCGGCAAGTACTACCTGAAGGACGACGGCAGCCTCGGAGTGATCTACGACAACGAGGAATGCCGCAAGACGCTGGTGGGTAAGTCGATCAAGATCCGGTCGATCCTGCACTGCAACACACCCGACTCCGGGTTCGTGTGCGCCACCTGCTACGGCGAGATGGAACGCTCGATTCCGCACAACACCAACATCGGTCACGTGGCCGCGACCTCCCTGTGTAAGCAGGCGTCGCAGCAGGTGTTGTCGGTCAAGCACTTGGACACCTCGGCGTCCAGCTCGGGTCTGCGCCTGTCGGACTACGAGCAACGCTACGTGCGTCTGGGCAGTGACCCCAACTTGATCTTCCTCGCGCAACGATTGGAAGGCAAGAAGGTCAAGCTGTACATCAACGCTGCCGAAGCCGAACGTCTGTCGGAAGTCAAGACTGCCGACAATGTCGAGATCCTGCTACCCACCCACATCAGCCAGCTCACGCAGGTTGGCTTCCGGGTGGAAAAGGATAACGGCAAGGACGACGGCGACTGGGTGCAGGTGTCCAACGGCAGCCGCGTGTCTTCGCTCTCTCGCGAGATGCTGGTCTACCTGCGGAACCACTCGTGGGTGCTCTTGGAAGATGGCGGTATCGAAATCGACCTGAGCAAGTGGGACATCGACATGCCCCTGTTCTCGACGCCCCGTCGACAGGAGAACATGCTCGACTACATGGCCACGATCGAGAAGTTCCTCAAGGCCGTCAAGAAGGGCGGTTCGGTGAAGTCGCTCAAGGACTTCGATACGGTGGATGACGCCCTGCGGGGTTTCTACGAGCTGGTGAGTTCCCGCCTGTTCGTGAACATCGTCCATCAGGAAATCCTGGTGAAGGTGTGCATGGTGCGCTCGTCGCGGGATCGGGACTACCGAGTACCGTTGCGGGGTAACAAGCTGGAGTTCGGCAAGTTCGACTTCAACATCTTCAACCGTTCCGAAGGTCCGGCCATGGCATACCAGAATCACAAGCAGCAGTGGAACAACCCGGCGACCTACTTGGTCACCAAGCGTCCACCGCATCCGCTTGACTCGATCCTGTTGCCCCGGCCACAGAAGTAATGATGTGACCGTATGGCGGCGAGGCTAACCCCTCGCCGCCGTTAGTTACATGGCTATTTTCATTTGGAGGTTTTGAGTAATGTCGGCGATTTCTTCGGAGACTGCTGCACCGTCGAAAGGGTTTACCGCCGACGACATCATCAAAGCTGTGCTGACTGCTCGTGCGCAAATTGACGTCTGGAGCCACGGCTGCCGGATCAGTAAGTTTGGCGCGGAGATTCGCACGCTGATGATTGACCTGTGCCGCCAGCATTGGGCGGAATACGGCATGGTCAAGGTGGGACGCTTTCGTACTGAAAAGAAAATCAAGCGCGTGTTCGTGGGTACCACACGGGATCGCACCGTGTTCCACTTCCACCGCAACCAGCTGGACTTCGTCCTGAACCGACTGGGCAAGATCAACGTCGGTAAGGAAAAGCTGGACATCATCTATCACCCGATGTACGAGCCGGAGGTTGTGGAGCACCCGCTCATCGACACCCGTCCGCCTCGCGACATCCAGCTACCCATCATCGATTACATCACCCAACCGCCGGATCCGCGCTTCGCGCCGTCCAAGGTGGTGACCCTCCAAACAGGTAAGGGTAAAACCTTCCTGAGTTTGTTCTCGATGCGGAAACTGCGTACGCGCATTGCCATCGTCCTCAAGGGCATGTACATCGACAAGTGGATCGGTGACATCGAGCAAGCGTACGGCAAGGACAAGGGTAGTATCATGGTCATCCGAGGCATCCCGCATTTGCGGGCGGCTATCGAGCTGGCCAAACAAGGCAAGTTCCATCCGCGCGTGGTGGTGTTCTCCAATAAGACCATGTTCATGTACCTGCAGTACTACGAACAGCATGGCGTGGACGACTTCATCTCCGTGGCTCCGATGGACTTGTACAAGCTCCTCGGCGTGGGTATTCGCCTGATCGACGAGGCGCATCAGGAGTTCCACTGCAACTTCCGTCAAGACCTGTACACCCACGTACCGCTGACGCTGTCCCTGTCGGCCACGTTGGAGCCGGACTCCAAATTCGTGCAGGACATGTACCACATCAACTGGCCTCCGGAAACCTGGGCACCTGAGATGGAGTACCATCGCTTCATTGCGGTGAAAGCCCTGTGGTACCGGTTCAAGGACGAGACGAAGCTGCGTTGGCTCAACTTCATGGGACAGTACAGCCACACCGAGCTGGAAAAGTCCATCCTGAAGAAACCCGAGTTGCTACGTAACTACGTGGAAATGATCACGGACATCATCGAAAAGGCCTTCATCGAGAAGATGGAAAAAGGCCAGAAGATGATGATCTTCGTGGGCACGGTGCAACTGGCCACGATTCTGGCGGATCAAATCGCCAGCCTCTATCCGAAGCTATTGGTCAATCGTTACGTCTCCGAAGACGAATACGACGACCTGGTGGCGGCGGATATTTCGGTGACGACCCTCCAATCGGCCGGTACGGCGGTGGACGTTCCGAATCTGCGCATTACCCTTATGACGACCGCTTTGAGTAGCAAGCAGGCCAACATCCAGGTGCTGGGCCGAACGCGTGAACTCAAGGACTGGCCGGACGTAACCCCGGAGTTCTACTTCCTCTCGGCCTACAACGTTGACAAGCACGTCAACTACGCCAAGGAGAAGCGGGACAAGCTCCAGGGTAAGGTCCTGTCGTTCCAAGATCTGAATACGGGATACGTAGTTTAAGGGGCAAGTACCATGTTGGACCAGGCAGCAAAAACACCGGACACCCAAGAGGACGTACCGGGCAGTGTGCTCGAAATGGACGAAGCCCAAGCGTGGGAGGCGGTTCTCGCCGCCTCCCCTGCCATGGGGCGTCTGCCGGACATGATAGCCAATCAGTACGACGAAGAGAGCCATCCAGACATCAAGGAGCTGGAAGAGTTCCGCCAGGAAGTGCGTGACCGGATGAAGACCGGCATCATCTTCGCTTACGAAATGCTGCAAAACAACCTGAACAAGCTCTTCGAGCACTTCGACATCGCCTTGGGCGGCGGCATCGACATCCTGGTGGATGACATCGAAGCCACGTATGAGCGAGATGAAGGATCGGTGGAAAGTTACTCCAGCGAAGAAGTATGTGGGCGGCTGTTCGCCTACATTGCCATCGAATCCTATTGTCGCCACCGCGCCAAGGAAGTCGGCGATGACGGGTCGGGGCTGGACATGCAGACCGGTTGGTACAAGGACCTGGAGCCGTTGCCGATCCTGATCATCCTTGAGTCGGTGATCGCCTGCGTCAAGATGGCGCCAGAATTCCAAGCCGACGTGCGCCGTGAGGCCACCAAGGTCATTTACTTCCAACAATTCCTGTTGCTTGAGCCGGACAAGAACACCCGCTGGCACTAAGAAAGCTGAGAGACCATCATGCAATGTCAAGCCAACCCCTGCGACCTGCTGGCCGCTCTGACGCCGACCCGAGTGTACTGGCGCACGCTGCAACGCCGCATTGAGGACTTGGACGAAACGGTTAACATGATCGTCTCTACGCCGTTCTTCCAGCACACCTATGGTTCCGTCCACGGGGTGACGCCAGAAGAGATGATCATGGACGTTCGGTCAGCCACTGGCCTGTTGGCCAGCAACATCTTCAGCCCGGTCGAAATCCAAGCCTTCGTGGACTTGGGACTGATTCAGTACATGAATCACGGCCTGGCTTTGGCGGCGCGTCACTTGCGTGCGCGTGCTCCCACCATTCCCGATCAAGTCTTCGTCCAAACCGTGCGCCTGCGCGCGTTCAGCTTCATCTTGAAGCTGGTGGGTGAGGACTTGAAGGAACCGCGGCCGGTCCTGCAAGACCTGGTCGACCGACTGCAGGTCACCGATGGAGAGCGTATGTCGTTGCTGCACGCAGCGATTGCCAACGTGATCAACCAGTCCAACAAGATCGTACTGCATTAAATGTGTCCCCATCCTACGCCGCCTGGTCCGCGGCGTGGGGTGGGGTTTTCGTCCGCCAACGAAAAGGAGAGAAGGATGTCCGAAGCAGTTGCCACCCGCCCCATTTACGAACTCAGCAGCTCTGAGCGCCTCAAGGAAGCGCTCGCGCAACTCCCGCCGCACCCGCGTGTCCAAAGCGGACACCCGGACGCACAGAAGCTTTACACGCAGTTTGATGTCATGGATCACCTCACCGGCCGCACCTACATCTGCCAGATGGTCCAGGACACCTACAGCGACCGCCCCTGTGAAGGGGTGGGTTCGTATTACCGCTCGTTCAAGCGCGGTCACATCGGTCCCGACGGCGAAGTGCTCGTGCTGAACAACGAGTTCGGCTGGCGCCAGGCGGTAATCGAGTATCATGGTGGGTGGATCATCACCATCATGAACGAGCGCACGTACGGCTGGCCGCCGGACCGTTACCTGTCGGCCCTCGAGTGGTCCGAGCAGCTGTCGACCATCGAGAATTCCTCGATTGCCGCGGCGGCCATCGACGCTACCCTTCGACAGGGCGTCAGTCCCTTCTCCACCCTGAAGGACTTCCTCCTTCTCTGTCACGATATTCACCGTAAGAGGACGGTGACCTCGCACCACGATCCGAAGATCCTTTACGTTTAACCTGAAAGCGCAAGACACAAGGCACGATGAACAAAAACAACACCTTGGCCCGTACTAGCAACGAGGTGGTCCTTCATGCGGCTTGTCGTTTGATCCGTTCAGGTCCCTTCGTTTCCCATCTCGCCCCTGGCGTAATGCTCCGAATCCAACGGATCACGCCATTCAAATCCACCGTCAGCTGGTACGCAAGAACCGGTGATGGCGGTGACATCCTCGAAGACTTCGACTCCCAACACAGTCAGTACTTCGTGGTTGAGCGTGCGTGGACGCGACTGACGTACTGGTGGCATCGCGCACGCCTAGGCAACATGCTCTACCTGCGACCGATGAGCAACTCCGACATGATCTCCCGTGAACTCCGCCTCCTCAAGACGCGGGATGTGCTCATTTGATCGACGGCATACACCCCTCCTGACCCGTAAAGGTCAGGAGGGGCTATGTGCTGCCTATTTTCTTTTAGGCAGCGTCCCGCAGGTCTTCGACGAGGGTTTGGATGTTGGCAGCTGGGGTGTTGTGCAATGCATCGAACTCTGCCAGCAAAGTGTTGAACGACGGAGCGTTGTACACCTGCATGCAGATCTCGACGGCATTGACGAAGCCGCCCGAGAGGTTGACGCCGATGGCTCGGCGGTAGATCTCCGGCACATCCCGGATGTAACACAGTTCCTGAGCCGTGGTTTCCTTGGAGATGTTCATCAGGATTTCCACGTTCGGATAGGTGCCTTCCACGTCCAAGTCCGCCACGTGTGCTCGCACATAGGAACGCAGATCCGGCAGGTCCTCGAACAGGCACAGACCGTTTTCTTCCACGAGGTGGGAGGGAAGTGTCACGATCCAGTCGTTGATCGAGATCACGTGCTGGTCGTTGTCGTCCTGCATCTTGTTGGATGTGGCCGCGCAGACCAAACCGTTCTCCAGTGCCAGGAAGTGCAAGTCATCGCAGGTGCGACGTGGCTGACTGGGGAAGCGGCGGTATTCGGAGTGGGCGCACATCAAAGAGATCATCGATTGCAAGTCGGTGGTCTTCTCATCCAGCATCTCGACGGAAATACAGTCGAAGATGTTGTAAATGGCGTACTCGAACTTGTGGTACATCTGCATCTCTTTGTGCCAGCTCGGCCCGGAGAGATGGTCCACTTGTTTGAACTTGAGCTTGCGAATGCCCAAGCGCTTATTCAAGATGGCATCGAGCGAATAGGACGGTTCCTTACCGCCGGCGATGCGCAGCTTCAGGTACACGCACATCGCATCCAGAGCGTACCAGGACGCCGGACAGATGACTTCGTGCCATCGCTCAGCCGGTGCCAGCGCCATGGTCTTGCCGGAGGCGGTGACCTTCTGAGCCGGACCTTGCTTGTACTCGAAGTGACGGAACTCCTTCGGGATGGCCGGATCGGAGAACACCTTGGCTAGGTCGTAACCACGACGCTCCATCGCTTCGATCATCTTGTTCATGTCGAAGTCGATGTTCCAGAACGCCAGGATGTCCGGGGACCACGCGTGGGCGGTCTCGATGATCTCTTTGGCTGCCTGGCCGGCATCGTCTACCATGACTACTTCCAGCTTCAGCCCGCGCTTTTCGATCAGGTTGACCGACTTGGTCTTACCCTTACCGTCGGGGAACTGGATGTCACTGAGGTAGAAGTTGAACTTCTCGTGGATCTTCTCGTGGATTGCGTCGTCCTGCATCCCGTCGAAGAAGCTGCGGACCAAGACGAGCTTGACCTGCTCCTTCATCGTGATCGACGCCATGACGATCTCTTCGAAGCCCGGCTTGGACTTGTCGCCAATCAGCATGTCGGTTTCGGTATCGACCACCGCCACCCGGTTGTCCGAGACCCGGTTGGGCCATTTGGTCAGGTAGTGGTGTTTGGTCAGCACACAGGAGTTGACGTCGGTACCGTAGACATACGGAGATTGGGCGATCTGGCGCAGGTCCATACGCCCGGCCGGCACCCGGCCCAGCTTGCGCATGATGTCGGCGGCCAGGTCGATCTCGGTGGACTCGTACCGCACGAGGTTCTCGAGCTTCTCCCATTCCTTCTTGTCTTTGTGCTTGCGGTAGATTTCTTTGGTGATGTAGTACGGCCGCTTGTGATTGTAGATCTGACGCAGTCGCGCGAAGCGCGGGCTGCCGTCGGCGGGGTACTCGTATTCCTTGATCAGCAGCAGGTCGTTTGGCGAGCCATCGTTGGCGGGGAAGTAGAGCGCGTGTTTGCACTCCAGCTCGCGTGCGGCCGGCTTGGTTTGTTGTTCGGTCATTTCAGGTTTCCGCTTAATTGCCTTGCCTCGTAGTATTGATATGAAGCGTACATTTTCACTCACCCTTTCACCTTACTGAGGCTATGGCTCATGAAGAACCTGAACCTGCCGCAGATCTCGATGGAGGCCATCAGTTACCAGGGCCGATCCCTGCTGCTGTTTGACCTCGTGTCATCCATTGAACTCTTGCGAGCATCCCCCGTGATTGACCAGGGGGCCTTGGACCGGTCCGGGTTGGGCGCGGCCATCTTCCAACGCACGGGTATCCGGGTGTTGCTGGTCCTGACGCCCCACGCGCCTGCGTTCGAGAACTTCGCCGAACCCCCGGTCGTGGATGCCTCCAATCCGTACTTCAAGCTGCTGGCCAACTACGGCTTGGCAGACGAGGCAGTACCGGCTCTGGAGCGCCACCAGCGGGCCCTGCGTTTGGCCGGTGACACCCTGGGCTGGATCAACCTGAAGGAAGGTCGGGTCCACGGAGTGTTCTCCACCTTGGTCAACCGTCTGTTCCTCTCCCAGTCCCTGCTCAACGATCGCAGCTACACCCCCGAGGAAGTGGCCGCGGTGATCCTGCACGAAGTGGGTCATCTGTTCTCGTACTTCGAGACGGTCGCCTACACCTCCGCCAGCAATAGCGTGATCTCCACGGCCATCGAAGCCCTCCAAGGTGTCGAGGACCAAGCGATCCGCGTGCGGTTGGTGGCCAAGTCCCTGTCCGCCTTCCAAGTCAACGACAAGGACGCTGCCAGCGTCATCGCCGGGCAGGTCGACGAGACCGCCGTGCGTGCACTGCTGATGCGTACGATGGAAGAAGCCGAGCAGAGCCGTGTCAAGCAGCTCAGCCAAGAGAAGGACGCCAACTACAACCTGCGTTCGATCGAGCACATGGCCGATCAGTTCGCGGTTCGCCACGGCGCCTCGCTGGCCTTGGCCACGGCCCAGCACAAGCTGGGTAAGCTGGCCGATGGCGGGCTCTTTGCATACGGCCGCTCCAAGGCAGCGTTCCTGGCCATCCAGGCTGCCCGCTACGGCGCACTGATCATGGTCTCGTGGGCTGTCCCGCCGCTGGGCCTGTGCATCGGCTTCATGGTGGGTATCCTTCTCACGGCCGATGCAATGGAGAGCGACCGCCAAGCCTCCCCGGCCGAACGTATCGGTCGGATCAAGTCCGATCTGGTGCAGCTGCTCAAGAACACCCGCCTTGACCCGAAGGTCCGCAAGCAACTGCTCGATGACGTGGAAGCCATCGATGCCGTACGCAAGGACGCCAAGGAGCACGAAGGCGTGATCCGATTCCTGTGGCGCAACGTCGTCCCCCTCGGTCGTCGCCAGGCCTCCCTGCGCGAGTTCCAGAAGGGCCTCGAAGACCTCATCAACAACGACCTGTTCATCCACGCCAATCGCCTGCAGGGCGGTTGATTTACCTCTAGGACTTTTGCAGCAATGAAGATCAACGTTCCCGACATCGCCACGGTTCTGATCGAACTGGGCGTTCCCTTCGAGGCGCAGGCCAAGTACCTCCAGGCCGCCGTGGGCCGCGTGGTGGGCTACCTGCTCCCGATCCCGGCCGAGCCGGTCACCTCGACCCAGGCCCACTTCGACGAGCATCTGTCGAGCCAAGCGGCCGGTGCCCTCGATGCCATCACCGAGCGCATCCCGCTCGACTACAACGCCACCCTGGCCCTCGTGCAGAAGGTGTGGGAAGTGCGCTACGGCATGGTCCATCCGCAGACTAACTCCGAAGCCTGGGCTCTGCTGGACGCCTGCGTGCAGAAGGCGCGCATCGTCGACGTCGACTTCTCCGACGCCGCCATCCAGCGCCTGGCCTCCGTGCTCAGCGCCGGCGTGGAGCAGTAAGATGACTGGCGGCTCTGACCGAGTCGCCGGCATCGAACCCCTGACCATTGGCCAGCTGGAGGATCGCCTCCAGCTGGCTATGGCGGTGAAGCAACACCTCACCGAGCAACGCGCCGTTTCCTACCGCGACATGCAGGTGGCCACGGAATCGTTGGGGGTCGAACTGCCTGCCCACACTCCGCTCAGCTCTTTCACCCAGATCCCCTCGCAGCAGAACTACAAGGTCGCCGTCAACTGGATCCAGTCCGAGGAAGAGGCACTGATCAGCAAGGTGCGCGAAGCCACGCGCCGGGAGATCACTCAGACCTTGGAACAGATCGCCGGTTATATCCACCGACCGCGTGAGCCGTACGAGCCACGCCACAAGATGCTCAAGATCGTAGCCCAGTACCTGATCGGCTACACGATCCCCGACAACCACACCGACGAGACCATCCAGCGTGAGCTGGCCGCCATCCACGAGTACCAAGGTGAATGGCTCAAGTCCAAGCAGTTGGGTCAGGACGTGATCGCCAACGACAAACTGTGGCAGCAAGCCATGGAACTGTGGACACCAGTGGCGCGCGTGTTGTCGGACAAGTGCTCCATCCCCGGTTACGACGACGAGGTGGCGTTCCTTCAAGCCATCAATCTCTTCACGGCTGCGGCACGCCAAGCCAGCCATATCGAGCAGGAACAACCCTGGTCGGCCAATGAGCTGGTGGAACGCACCGTGGCGTTCATGGAGGAGTTCTCTGGTCCGATCCCGTACAAACTTCAAGAACAAGGCGACTACGTACAGCAGTTGCTGCGTGATGTGGAGACAATGGACGACCAGCGTACGCTGGGCAGTCTGCGCATGGTGACCTTGGCTGTGCGTGATTACCTCGCATGGTGCTGGCGTATGGACGATGTCCGTACCTCGGCGGTGGACACCGCCATCAGCATCAGCCGTACCGCAGGGCATCTGCGCGCAATGACGGCATAAAGGCCAGCCCCCGCTTTGGGGGCTGGACCTTTTATGGCGCCGAGGCCGATAGATCAGTTGACCAAGCCGGTCTGGCTGGCCGGCAGGACCTTCTTGACCGCCTTCTTCTTGGTAGCCTTCTTGGTCGCCTTCTTCGCCGGCGCCTTCACGACGTCGCCCACCACGGTCTTCTTCTTCGAGGTCGTCTTGGCGAACTCGCCGTTGGACAGGTCGCGCTTGACGACGCGGCTGGTCTTCTTCGCAGCCTTCTTCACGGTCTTCTTGGCAGCAGCCTTCTTGCCGACCTTCTTCGCGGCCTTGGTGGCCTTCTTGGCGGCGGCTTCGGCTTCGGCCTTGGCAGCAGCGGCCTTGCGGGCTTCGTCGGCGGCGCGGGCCTGGACGATGTTGGACGGCACGGTCTGGCCACGCTTCAGGAACTCGACCGGCACGGTACCTTCGATGAAGAGGAAGGTCTCGACGTAGTTCGGGTTGTTGCGGGCGAAGCGATCGGTGACGCGCTTGCCGGAATGCTTGCTGTAGGACACGCTGACTGCGTTGGACATCGCGGTTACCTTTCGTAGGTGATTGTTTTGAAAGACCATTGGGTCACATGCTGCTCACATGAGCGTAAAGAAAAACTGACACACGTAAATCTTTGAGCCTTAGCCCTCAACCGGAATAACCATGAGCAACTTCAACTCCGCCCTGCTTCCGCCCGAAGCGCAGATCCTGCTGCAGACGGTGCAGGATCGCCTGAACCAGTACATCGAGAAGATGTCGCCAGGCGTGCGCATCACCGAAACCGACGGTGCCTTCCAACAGCAGCAGCTGTGGAACGGCGTCATCTACTTCCTGCTCCAACAGCCGCCGCAGATCTTCGTCGCCGGCTGGACCCTGTTCCTGCAGAAAGTCCTCGAGCACCGCACGGGCTGCTTCAGCCCGATGTACATCAACCGCTTCCGCGAAAACCTGAAGCTGCCGCTGGATCAGCGTCGCAACTACGAGCGCATGGTGCATCTGGCCTACACCACGTGCGATCCCAAGGCTCGCACGCTCTCCATGAAGCAGATCGACATGCACCAAATCCTGTCGATGCTACCGCGTGAAGACATGCGGCAGAAGATCATCGCCTTCTACTCGCTGTAACTCCCGCATAAAACCCCTCCCCAAACGGGGAGGGGCTTATGTCGTCAAATGTCCAACAGCTCCACCTTCTGTCCAGCCAGGTGATGTGTGCAATCGTTGAGGAACTCGATCCAACCGTCACGAATGAAGCTGTGGCAGACGTAGCAGGAGAACTGCTTCGGCTCGTCCGGATGGTTCTTGTAGTACGTGCACCAGCAATCATCCTCGCAGGTGTTGCCACTGGCGTAGTGTCCGGTACGGACATTTACGGAGGGCGAGAAGTACGGCTTCTCGTAGTCTCCATTGAACACCCAGTGCGGACCGTTGACGTAGTAGGGACTTTCGATCATCCCGTCAGGTATGGGTCGGACGCCAAGGACATGCCTGTCCCCGCAGCCCGGACAATTGATACGGACTCCAACGAATCGTCCTTCGGAGTCGACCACTCGCTTTGCTTTCATGACCCACCTCGTACTGCCAAACAGTGGACAGCACACAATAGGCCATAAACCCCTCCCCGAAGGGAGGGGCCTGTGGGTTATTGCCCCAGCGCTTCTTCCAGCACGGACACCGCTGTGTTGGCGATGCGTACTTGGAAGTTGTAGCCAGCGGTCATGTTGCCGGTGTTTCGGCTGATCATGCGCGTCATGGCCCGCAGGTGCTTTTGCTGATCTTCACTCACGATCTCATCAACCGTGGCCAGCTTGCGTAGCAGTTGATCGGCATCACGGCGCGGACTGATTACGTCCTGCGCGAAGCGAGTCAGGCCTTGACGCATGGCGTCCAAGCGAGACAGGACTTCCTGCTGGGTCATGCTCCAGGTCTTTTCCTGCGGCTGGTTGCGCACCATGTTCTCGAAGGCTTCCAGCGGCGTGGGCGTGTCATCGAGGTAGGAATTGATCACCGCATAGGCCGGATAGCCGCCGCCCGTGGGCACCGCGCCGCTGCCGTCTTCCGAACCGATCAGCCACAGGTAGCTGTGGCGATCGTAGCGCAGTAGGAGCATCTGCGTGCCCGGTCCGGCATTCCCGTCGTTCTTGACAGTGAGGTCCACCATCTTGTCCAACGTCCGCACCATCTCGCGCAAATGCTCGGTGGTGAAGTAGTTGTTGGGACTGCGGTAGAGCATGCGGTCGATGGCCAGGGATTGGAGGGGTTCGTGCGACTGCACCTCCAACCGACCCGTCACCTTTTCCTTGACCTTGTCTCGCACCACGGCGATGCGATGCTGTACGGCCTTGGAACGTACGTCGAGCCAGCGCACCAAACGGTCGAATGCTTCCTTCACCCAGACGATGGCTTTCTCGATGATGTCTTTGACGCGCTTGAGCGCTTCGCCAAAGTGATCGGGACTGACTTCGGCAACTGCTTCCATGCCCACGGACGGGAACACAGTCGAGTCACCTTCGTGGAGTGACTGGTTCCAGCACAGGGCCTGGTCCAGTGATTCCAGTGCGACCTCAAGGTCGCGGAAAAGCGTCTCTTCCGTGGGTGCGATATCTTGCGCCACGGAATTGAAATGGATCTGATGCTTCAACACGACTATGTCCTTATGCGGGAATGGTAATGTGGATTCAAATGATAACGCCGACATAAGCCCCCTGCCCAAAGGCAGGGGGCGTTATGCGCGAGTGGCCGGCTGGGCCATTCCCCTGGCGGGGGAATCTTGGTGACCCGGTGACTGATAGTCAGGAGGGTCGAAGGAGTTGAAGGCCTCTGTGCGTTAAGGACCAGTGCTCCACAGGACTACGAACCTGCGTAAGGAATTACGTCAGACTGGACTCCAAATCCAGTTCGCTGTGCTCGCTTTCCGGCATGTGCTGGAGCATCGCCACCGGAGCAACCTGCCCGTCGAGGGATTCCAGCGACACCTCCAGATCCAGCTCTTCGGTCTTGAGCGACTTACCGTGCATCGCGGCCATGAACAGCGACAGGAAGATCGAACCGATGTCCGACGCGTAGGTGCCCAGTGCTTGCGGGGTGGAAGAAATACGATCGCCCATGCACTTGGCGCAGTAGTTCGCACCGCCGGTCTTGCAGTAAATCGGCGAACGCACTTCGATGCGCTTGCCCACCAGGTCCTTGAGGCTGTCTTCGGTCAATACGACCGGAGCGCCCTTGATCACTTGGTAGTTGCCGATGTAGTGCGGCAGCTTGGTCTTGGTCATCAAGATCGTGATACCGCGCTTGCTCCCGCAATCGTCTTCGGCGACGATCGAGTTCTGGAAGATGCGGTTGTTGAACTTGGTTTCCACGCCTCCCAGCGCTGTCTGCGCGCCGCGCGAGAACGAGCCGTCTCGCAGCTGATTCACCATCGCGGGGAGCTTGGAGATGTCCCACGCTTCGTCCAGTGAGGTCGGGATCAGGTCACCGGCTTCACCGAAGCCTGCACTGATGCCTTGCATGATGAACACCTTCAGACGCACCACGTCGTAGGACTTGTCCTTGATGTAGAAGCGCTCGCCCGGATCGCCCTTCATCCAGGCACGGTCCATGCTGGTCAGTTCCTTGAGGATACCCGCCAGTACGACCGGGTCATGCAGGCGGTCCTTGTTGGCTGCCAGCAGTTCGTCACGGCGCTTGATCATGGCCGGGTCAGCGGTCATGGTCTTACGGGTGGCCGACGGTACGCACAGCTGGGACAGGCCCGGCAGCTGACCCACGGCTTCGTTGAAGCGCAGATACTCGGCCGTACGTAGCGGCTGCTGATGCGGCGGCAACCCTTCGTCAGAGGCTTCGTCGTCCCAGCGGTTCTGGATGATCTTCTCGATCGCGCCGACCTTGATCGGGCCGGGGATGTACGGGATCTTGTTGCCGAAGGCGTAGACCAGTACCAGCTGGTTGACCAGTGCGTTGCCGTAGCAGGTCACCACGCGTTCGGTGACATTGGGCAGGTCGCCCGGATTGAGGATCAGCTTCTCCAGCGGACGGAACAGCGGTTCGCCCGGCATGGCGTCTTCGATGTAGGTGATGCCGTCCTCGGTTTCCTTGTCGACGATTGCATAGCGACCGTCCGGAGCGATGATCAGCGGTTTGCCGTAATCATGGTTGGGACCCGGACGGAACAGCGCGAAGGCTTCCAGGATCCAACGCTTGTGCAGGTGCAGGTCGTTTTGCAACGCCCACAGAAAGTAATCGCGTTTGAACACGGTGGCCTCGTTAGAGCAGTCGCTTGATGGCGCTGTCGAGCGACATCAAGTCGGTGATGGAAAGGGAGAAGGATTCCTTCAGCTTGTTGAGCAGCATCGGAACCGCATCGGTCTGAGCCGAGGACGCGTAAGCAAACGCGACCAGTTCGGCAGCCAGCTTGTCCACCGGCAGTTGGTGCAGTTGATCCAAGTACGGCTCGAAGGTCAGTTCGAAGGACAGACCCAGACGCAAGCCGTTGTCCAAGGCATTGATGAAGATGCTGTCTTCACCGAAGCCCGCCTTGGTCAGCAGCGGACGCAGGCGCATCTGTGCGCCGGCCACGGCAACGTCGCTGGGTTGCGGTCCCACTTCGTCGCGGTTGGTCAGTTCACTGACACGCTGGATCAGATCGGGACTGACTTCGATCAGTACGCCGAGGTATTCGCCTGCACTGAGATCGCTGGTGATTTCCAGGATGTCCGCCAGCGCCGCCTCGTTACCTTCCAGATCGGCCGTGGCGGCCAGAGCGTTCAGTCCTTCAGCATCGTCCCAGTTCGTGATGGCTTGCACGCCCTTGACGATGGAGTTGAGTTGACGCAGGTCGATTTCCGGATCGACCTTGATACCGAACTCCAGCAGGGTCTGCGTGAAGATCGGCTTGAGGGTTCCGAAGATACCCGTGTAGACGACATCGAAGTCGAGACCGTCGGCTCC